ACCCCCTTGACCGCCTTTCTTCCAATATGGAAGATACACGGTATGAAGAAAAAGTCTCCCCTCTGGCACTGGCGTCAAATCAAGGGCGTGTCGCAAGCCGAGCTTGGCAAACTGCTGGGCGTTCAGGATGCGGCTGTCACCAAATGGGAAAAGGGCCGCGTTCCGGCTGAGCGCGTCCTGCCCGTCAGCAAAGTGACTGGCATCCCCGCGCACCAGATACGTCCCGACCTTTATCCGGCACCCACCAAAGAGCGCAAGGAGGCCGGGGCGACCGCGTAAGCGGTCAATCGGGGCGGACATGACACATCACACGACACCGCGCGCTCTGCCGCGCGCATCAATCCCGAACACCAAAACGCACGAACGGAATGCGTGTTCCGTCCGTGCGTGCGCCGCCGGCTCGACCCCCAACACCCAGCCGGCGGCGCGAACATTAACCCCCGTCCGTGGTCCGGTCGGGACTGCCTGCGCTTCGGCGCGGGCCTTTTATTCGGGAGGCTGCGCATGAGCGCGCTCCGCTTCGTGATCCCGGGCGAACCACGCGGGAAGGGCAGGCCGCGCTTTGGTCGCTCGCGCGCTGGCTTCGTGACCGTGCGCACCGACGACAAGACCGCGACATACGAAAATCTCGTGAAGCTGGCGGCGCTCCAGGTCGGCGCAAGGCCGTTTGCGGGGCCGCTTGCTGTCGCGGTGACTGCTTACTTTGTCCCGCCTCCGTCATGGTCGAAGAAGCGCCGCGCGGCTGCGTTGGCGGGTCACGAGACGCCGAGCCGCTTCGACATCGACAACATTTGCAAGGCCGTTTTTGACGGCCTGAACGGCATCGCGTTCGAAGACGATAAACAGATCGCGCTGCTGTACGCGCGCAAGCTGTTTGCTGACGTAGCGCGCTGCGAAATTGAGGTTTTCCCGTCCACGGGAACACAAGAGCAAAGCGATGGTGTCCTGCGAGATAAGGCGGCCTAGGCCGCGCGAATAAGCAGGGGCAAGTGCTCCTTTCCACCATCGCCCGCCATCCAGCGGCGCAAGGGAAGGGGTCTGAAAAAAGGAGCCGACTATGGGACTACCCATTATCTCGGCCGACGAACGGATGCGGCAAACGAGGGGCGTCAAGGCGCTCATCCTCGGGCCTCCGGGCGTTGGCAAGACATCACTGCTTCGCACCATCGACGCGAAGTCTACCCTGTTCGTTGACCTCGAGGCCGGCGACCTCGCCGTGCAGGACGTCGCGGTTGACCAGATGCGCCCCGGCACATGGGAAGAGTGCCGCGACCTGGCGTGCTTCCTCGCGGGGCCTAACCTGAACGTGCGGCCGAAAGACCAGTACGGGCAAGACCACTATGACCGTGCCGTGGCGCGGTTCGGATCGGCCGACAGCCTGTCGAAGTATTCCACCATCTTCATCGACAGCATCACGGTTGCCGGCCGCCTCTGCTTCAACTGGTGCGAGCACCAGCCCGAGGGCTTCAACGCCAAGGGCGAGAAGAACTTGTTGGGTGTTTATGGCCTCCACGGCCGCGAGCTGATCCAGTGGATTACCCGCCTGCAGCACGCACGCGCACAGAATGTGGTGTTCGTCGCGCTGTTGGAAGAAAAAGAGGACGACTTCAAGCGCAAGTCGTGGGCGATGCAGGTCGATGGCGCAAAAGCCGGGCGCGAGATGCCAGGCATCGTTGATGAAGTCATCACGCTTGCCATCATCCGCCCCGATGACGGTCCGCCCTATCGGGCATTCGTCACGGACCCCGCGAATGAGTGGGGCTTCCCCGCGAAGGACCGCTCCGGCCGTCTCGACCCGATGGAAAAGCCGCACCTCGGCGACCTCTTCAACAAGCTGAACGACACGGCGCGCGGAGCATCCGCCAAGACGACACCGCGCGCCGCTGCCTGATCAATCCCCAATCAAGAGAAAGAACACGCATCATGTCTATCGACTTCAACCTGGCCGAACGTCAATCCGCCCCGGCCGGCGAGCCCATCCCCGAGGGCACTGTTGCGCCCGTCATCATGGCGCTGCGCGAGATCAAGACCGGCAAGAGCGGGGCGCAGGGCCTCGACGTTGAGTACACCGTCACCGCCGGGCCGTTCAAGAACCGCAAGGCGTGGGGATGGGTCGGCATCGCGGGCAATGGCAGCGAGGGCCACAATACGATGGTCCGCATCTCGCACGCTGCCCTGCGCGCCATGCTCGAAAGCGCCTACGGCATCGACCCGGAGGACAAGGGCGCCGCTGCGATGGAAGCGCGCCGCATCAACGATTGGGAAGATTTCGACGGGCTTGAGTTCGTCGCGCGTTTCTCGGTCGAAGCGGCCAAGGACTACACCGACCAGCGCACGGGCGAGACGAAAACCGGCAAGGCGAAAAACACGCTTCGCGCGGTGACGCCTGACGACGAAGACTACAAGGGCTTCACGCCCGCGAAGAAGGGCAAGGCCGCGCCCGCGAAGGCGAACGGCACGGCCCAACCCGTGACGGGCGGCAACCGCCCGGCGTGGGCGTAACCGGGCAGGGGGCGGGGTAACTCTCGCCCCCACGCTGGGGCAAATACAATGACAGATGATCCAGACAATGTGGCGACCGTTGCGGCGGCCGCCACGCTCAAACGCATGCTTGCAGACCGGCGGCATGTCGTGACCGACAAGGACGCGTGGTTTCTCGCCTTCACGTCAATCAATACATGGATACAGGCGCGCACATGCAATTGGGCGACGCGGCGCGGCACGCCGCGTTGCGGTTCGCCCGATGCGATGACGCTGGGCTTTGCCGAGGCGGCGCTGCCGCTCATCGCGGACAAGGCGAGCGGCCTGCCGTGGGCTGAACCGCTGGGCCGATGGTCGAAGGTGGATGTCGCCACGCTCTTTGCGGTGGCCGCAGAGGCCATCGAGGCGAGCCGCATTCACACGCTGGAAGATCCAACATTTGACGAGGTAGGGGCATGACAACGCGCTTCAAACAGATCGACATGGAAAACTCAAAGGCCATCGCGCGCGAGATGAACGCCAGGCGCACATGCGAGGGCTGCGCGTTCCTCGTGACGCATCTCCGGCCGCGCTGCATGGGCGAGACATCGCCCAACTTCAGGACGCCCCGCGATACCTATCACGAACGCTGCGGCGCCTATGCCGTGCGCGGCCGTGACGGGAAGCCGGTCGAGCGCAAGCCCGAACCGCCGGCGCCAGTGGAGAAGCGCAAGCGCATGCGGCTCGTCGAGGTGCGCGGCGAGAAGCGGGCCGTGACCGAGGATGAATACGACCGCCTGCTGGCGCGCAACGCCGCAAGGAGGCGCGCATGATCGACCTGAACCCCTCCAGCATGGTCCGCACGGCAGATGTCGCCGCCATCCATGCGCTTATCGACGGGCTCCCGCCGCCGGCCGAGAAGCGGCGCACTTATGTCGGCGCGTCCGCTATCGGCTCGCCCTGCGAGCGCAAGATACAGTACGAGTTCATGGGGCTCCCGCATGACGAGGGTTGGCGTTTCAGCGCGCGAACGCTGCGCATCTTCCAGCGCGGGCATGTCATGGAAAGCATGTCCGCCGTCTGGCTGGCAGACGCTGGCTTCCGGCTGACGCAGACGGGCAGGAACGGCCAGCCCCTCGGCTTCAAGGTGGCTGACGGCTCGTTCGCCGGCCACGTTGACCGCGTCATCACGGGCGGGCCCGCCGACATCGCGTATCCGCTGGTGTGGGAGCACAAGGCGCTTGGGTCGAAGTCGTGGAAGGCGCTCGAGAGCAGGGGCCTGGCGAAGGCCAAACCGGAGTACGCCGACCAGGTCGCGGTCTACCAGGCCTACATGGACCTGACGAACCCCGCCCTGTTCATGGCGGTCAACGCGGACACGATGGAAATCTATTTGGAGTTGGTGCCCTTCGACCGGATCCGCGCGCAGGCGGCGTCTGACCGGGCCGTGGGGATCATCATGGACAGCAGGGCGGGGGCGCTCCGCCCGCGCTGCACCGACGATCCGACCTTCTATGCGTGTTCGGACTGTCCGTTCCGCAAGCGTTGCTGGGGGGCTGCGGCATGACCATCGACTTTAATTTCGCCGACCGGCAAGGGAAGCCGGGCAACGTCACAGAGCTGCCAGCGGTGCGGAAGACGCGCGTCATGCGCGCCGTCCAGCTTCGCATCCGCGACCTCGTCCGCACGCTCTACCCGCACGCCACGGGCCTGAAAGGCGACACGGCGCGCATCGGCGGGCTGTCAGGCGAAGCGGGGCAATCCCTCGCCATCGCCCTGTCACCCATCGACAGCGCCGGGCTTTGGAAGGAGTTCAACGAAGGCGGCGGCGTCCGCGACAGCGGCGACGTGTTCGACCTGTACGCCCTGGCGAACGGGATGACACGCCGCGACCTCCCCCGGATCGTTGACGAGCTCGACGCATGGTGCGGGGGCTCGCCCCCCGCTTACGTCCAGAAGCGCCACGAAGCACTGGCGGCCAAGCCGCCGCCCCCGGTCAAGCACGAGGAAATCGTCAACGCCTTCCCCTACCTGTCATCGACCGGGGAAACACTGTTCGAGACGTGCAGGATTGAGTACCGCGACGATGCAGGCGCCAAGGTGCTGCGGGACAACGGCAAGCCCGAGAAGATATACCGGCCCCGGCGTCTCGACGGGTCATGGGGATATCCCCCCGGCCAGTGGTCGCTGTATCGCGTGCCCGACATCGACCGGACGCAGGACGTGGTTCTGGTCGAGGGCGAGCCCTGCGCCGATGCCCTGAACGGGATAGGCATCACCGCGACGACCGCCCCGGGCGGGTCCAGCGTCAAGCCCGACAAGATCGACTGGCGGCCGCTCGCCGGCAAGAACGTGACCCTGTGGCCCGACAATGACGTCCCGGGCATCAAGTTCATGAACGAGATAGCCGCCCACCTGCGCACCATCGGCTGCACCGTCAGGCTGTTGGCGCCGCCGCCCGGCAAGCCGGAGAAGTGGGACGCGGCTGACGCCGTGGCCGAGGCGTTCGATGTTGTCGGCTTCCTCAAGAGCGAGGCCCAGCCCACCCACGGCCTCGCCGGCCAGTGGATTGATGACCTGAAGTACGTCTATGAGCCTGAAATTGTCGAAGACCTGATCCCGGCGCGCGGCGTGGGGGTCGTCTTCGGCCCATCAAGCGCAGGCAAGTCGTTCGTGGTCGTGGATTGGGCCATGGAGATTGCGAGCGGAGGCAAGGTCCTCGGCATGCACACGACGCCTTCAGGCGTCCTGTATTTCGCTGGGGAAGGGCAGCATGGCCTCAAGAAGCGTATCGTGGCGTCCCGCCGTGAGCGCGGGCTGGATGATGTCGTGCTGCCGTTCAACGTCCTCTCGGCGCTGCTGGACCTATCCAAGTCCGAAGCAAAGGACATTGACCGATTGTGCGCTTATGCGCGCGAGATCGCTGGCGAAATGACAGCCAGAGGCGCACCGCTGCGTGTCGTGTTCATCGACACCCTGGCAGCGGCGGCGCCCGGAGCGAACGAAAACGCCGGCGAAGACATGGGACCCATCATGCAGGCGTTCCATCGCATGTCTGAGGTTCTGGGTGTGGTGATTGTGCTGGTTGCACACACAGGGAAGGACGAGACGCGCGGAATTCGAGGGTGGTCAGGTATTCGCGCCAACATTGAATTCGCAATTGAATGCCAGGTCGAACGGGACCCAGACACCAAGAAGGTCGTCCGTCGCAGCCTGTTCTTCGAGAAAGCCAAGGACGGACCCGACGGGTTTACGCTTACGGACTATGACCTTGGGATCATCGAAATGGGCAAGAAGGTCAGCGGCAACCCCGATTGCACCTGCGTGGTACAGTACCGCCCACCGCCGACCGAACCTACCGATGAAGACGTTGCGCGGGAGCGCGAGGAAGCCCAGCGCCTGGCTGCGGACGAACTTCGCTCGCAGGTGCTAGGCGCAGTCATCCGCGTCTCCGACGACAGGTGGCAATCACTCAAGTCCACGATTGAAGCCATCCGCGCTGCAGGCATCACCAGGCCAAGCCGCGACACCGTGCGCGGCTACCTCAAGACGCTCATCAGCGACGACCCCAACGGCCTTCGCGTGCATGTCTGGAAAGGGTATCGGATCGAGCTCCAATCTACCCAGCGGCGCACATCGCAAATCGATATCGAGATGCGCGTTTTGCGTGAGGAGCAATAGAGGTGGCGCGGGTGGTCCGAAAACATGCCCCGCGCCACCCGTACCACATGATTTTATTGACTTTTCTTGGGGTGGAACGGGTGGTCCGGTTTGCTTGCGTCGCGCCACTCCAAAATTCCCTTCAAAATCAGGTGGTACGGTGGAACGGGTGGTCCGGCCCTCTACGAGGGCGGTTCGGTGTCCGCACCACCGAGCCCGTCGTGTCGGGTTTACCCATGCGGCGCCTTCGCAACGAAGCGCCGGATGGGTTAGCAATTTAATCCGCGCAGGCGCGGCAACAGGGAAGGTTTGAGAATGCAGTGGGTCGTTGATGTGGACGGGGACCTGGTCACGGTGAAGCCGGCTCCTTCGTACCTGATTGAGCGAAAGCGCCTGACCGAGAAGACCGAACGCGCCGGGAAGAAACTTTACGAATGGCCCGTCCATCTTGCGGAAAAGGAATGGGTCAACCTTGAAAGCTTCGAACGCGCGTGGGTGTGGGCGGTTTATAACTCCGGCCTCCCGTTCGACCCGGAGCTAGCGCGCGCCAGCTTTCGATGGGCGGCCGATGAACGCGTCGAGCTGCGCATACCAATCGCCGGGACACCGAACCCATTTGCTTGACCACCGCCACAACTCGCGTCACACACGAACCGTGATCGGCCCGCCAGTGGCTGACGCAGACCGGACCACGGGCTCAATCCAGGAGCCCGACCATGACCAACCACGAGCAGTGCCTCAACGAATTCCGAGACGCGTCCGCCGCCGTGCGGCTTGCCTTCGCCGCGCTTTCCGAGGCGCGTGAAGTCCAGATCATCGCCAACCGCGCGCACGCCGATTGCAACCAGGCCTATGTCGAGGCGCAGTCCCGGCTCGATGCGGCCGACGCTGCCCTGCTTGCCGTCCGCGCCGAACCGCGCGCCGCTCCCGACATCGACGTGATGCGCCAGCCCGTCAGCTTCAGCGGCGTGACGTTCGTCGAGACGACCCTGAACGGCGCCGGCGAGTAGGGGCGCACCATGGGGCGATTGGGGCGACCACGTAAGATCGGGACGCGCTACAAGTCGGGCGACCTGCGCCCGACCGAGGCGGAAATTGAACGCCGGAAAACACCTCGGGGCGAGGTGATCGAGCCAACGCCGGAAACCATCGCCCGTAGACAGGCCCTATTTGGCGATTACAGGGCCGTACGTGAGGAAGTCTGTCCCGTCGATAGGGTAGCCGCCCGACTGACCGAAGAACAGTACCACGCAGGCCGCTACGCCCGAACCGTGTATGCCCGGTACGTGGTCGCTATCCGCGCCCCGCGCCTCGTGTCAGGCCCGCTTAGGGAGTTCGTACAGGGCAGCGGGGAAGGCGGGATGACCCTCGACCAGGCGCAGGCCGCCGTGGCCGAGTACCTCGAGGTGGTGACAGCCATCCGGCGCTATTCGTATCGGTCGCTACGGGAGGTACAGCGCATCATGCACGGCTCGCCCCCGCGTTCGCTTGACGTGTTGGCCGTGGGGCTGACAGCCCTTGCGGATCACATGGGCATGTTTCGGCGGGAGGCGGCATGAACCCGGATCAGGTTGC